CTAATCCACGTTATCATTAGTGTTCGCTAACGCCATAAGTTCGGTTATATTCATTTCCCCGTAGTCGTTATTTTCTTTAATTTCTACCGATTGGATCTGCTCTTTCCCAAACAAGCTAACCCCAGCATCAATAAATAATTTTGAGACCTTTTCAGCCGCCATGATAATGTTAATATTGTCTTTCACCTTATCGCCTGCTTTTTTTATCATCTTAATCAGCTCACCTCTTGCCACAATAGCACAAAACAAAATCTGTTTTTTTATATAGGCAGTATTCATCGCTTTCAAAACTAATTCGTCGCTACTAGTTTCGGCTATCGCTTCCATTACCACGGGGTCAAGGCTTAAATGATCTAAGCTTTGTTTTAACACTTCTTTAACTTCTTCTTTCTTCGTGTCTAAAAATAAACCCATTTTATCTATTGTCAAACGATCTCTTAAAACTTCGGCGGCTTCGTTAATAATCTTTTTCTTTTCCCATTTGTCCCGTATTTTAAACTTCCTTATTAAACTAACGCTCACGCCATATTTTTTACTTAATGCGTTGATGCTTAAGCCATGCGTTTCATACATGGCCCTTATTTCTTTTAATATAATCTTGTTTTCCCACTCCCCATCCATCACCCATAGCGTCAGAGTTCTACTATTTATACCGAATTTTTTAGCAATCTGATGTTTAGACTCCAAACTCCTCTCGTAATATCTTTTCACTTCACGTTTGAAATCATTTGAATAATTTCGCTTTCCTTTTTTATTTTCTGTCATTTTGTAAAAACTCGCTATATGGATTAATTTGTTGGTATTCTTTTAATTTGATTTTGCCTTGATTCTTTTGAATGTGTTCAAGGCGTTTTTTATGTTTCAATAACTCTAAAATCACGCTTTCAGGCACTACTCCTCCTAAACTCTCTAAATTATTCACATCTTGCTCTAAAATTTGAATGAGTCGCCCTTGGTTTTCGCCTAATCTTGCGGTGTTTTCTTCTTTGCTTCTAAAACCAAACTTCGTCATCTCTTGCGCGTCTTTGATTTTTTGATTAGTGAGCTGTCCGCCCATCTGCCTTGCTGTAGAATAAGAATAATTTTTTAAAGCGTTAATGGTCTCTGCTTCATCGCTATTTAAGCTATAAAGCCCGTTAGTTTTTTCATTAGCTAACCTTCTAAGTGCGCTAAAAAATCCGCTATTATTTTGCGCTTTTTCTATCAGTCTGTCGCCCAAATTCAAAGCTTTTATCCCATCGTAAATCTTACTTGTAGCGCTCGTCAAATTCTTCACTCTTGTTTGATTTTCGCTTTCAATGTTCAAGTTTCCGTTTAGATTGACATTCAAATCAATCCCTAAAAACTTCTTAGCCATGTAATAATCAAACACCGTAATGCTTCTATTTTTGATCTTGTTATCCAAATAAGTGATCCCAGTAGAGAGGTAAGACGGCTCATTAGTTTCTTTTAGTTTTTCGCTCGCTAATTTTTCTAAACCTTGATTAGTTAAACCTTGATTAGTTTTATTTTCGCTTTCTGTCGTTCTTGGTTTTAGCGGTTTGTAAAGGCTGTTTAGTTGTTCTTCAAAAATTTCGCTTTCTAATTTTTCGTCCATTTCTTAAATCACTTTAAAAATGTATTTTTTAAACGCTTCATCTTCTAGCTTGCCCTCTTGTATGAGTTCTTTACGCTTCAAATTGTAAGCGATCTCATTTTCTATTTTCATCCTATTATTCATAATATCGGCTTCAAGCATTAAAGCGTTTTGTAATAATTGCACCTTGTGGCTTTCAAGCGTTACCTGTAAGTAACATAACGCTTTTAATTCCGCTAATTTTAACGCTTTGAGTTTCTCGGCTTCGTTCAAAGCGTTATTAATAGCTTCTTTAATGTATTTCTTCAAAAACTCGCTTTCAAGTTCTTTTAAAAAAATTTCCTTCACATTCTCGTTAATCACGCTATAAAAGGCTTTCGGTTGCGCTGCTAGAAAACTAAAATCTAAATTCTTAACCACGCTTTGAGTGATAGTCTCTAATTTCTTTTCTAAAATCCCTAAAATCTCGCTTTTTAGCGCGCTCTTGGTCTCGTTCGTGGTTTCACTTACAATTTTATTTTTAGCCTGTTGCAGTTCGCTTTTTAGTTCGCTATTATCTAAAAGGCTATTCAGTTCGCTTTTAATGTCGTTTTTCAATTCTTGCCTTAAAGCGTTTGTTATTTCTTGCTTGTCAAATTGGCTGATTAGTTCGTTGCGTATTTCTTTATTCAGCGTTTCCTTATTAATTAGTTCCTCAACATTTTCTTTTACGATTAAAGGCATCTCCACTAATTGCCCGTTTAGGTAGCTTTGAAAGGTGTTTTTTAAGATTTCTAAATTCTCATCAGCTTTATTTTTGACTAGCTCGCTTAATTCGTTCCTCGCTAATCCTAGGACTTCATTATTTTTTTGTTTGAGCGATTCGCTTTCGGTAATGAGTTCTTGTATCTTATTATAGAGTTTCATTTTTTCACTCCTTATTGTCTTTAAAAAACATTTTACAAAAAAATAAAAAATATTTTAAGGGATAGATTTTTTGAAGGCGTTTATTAGGGCTTCATAGCTTTCCAACTTCGCCTCGCATGTGCTGTCTTTGATGATGATTTTATGGTATTTGTCTTTAATTTTGGTTATCTCTAAAAGCTTGTTAGTCTTGTATTGTTGGCTTTCTAATTCTAGCGTTTCAATCGCTTCATTTTGCTTGCTCAAATGCGCTTCGTCAATCGTTAGTCTTTCTTCTGCTAACGCTAACTTAACCCGTGAATTACTATTCAAAACTAACAAAATAACGATGATAATATAAGGCATAATCCCCCTAAAAACCCTAAAAATCAAATGATAAGGCATTAGTATCTAAACATAGGATTAGCGTAATAGGATTAGCGTAAATCACCCTAAATTCTTCTTTAGTGATGGTTTTCTTTGGTGTGGTTAGCGTGTTGTTAGCGTTTAGCATTATTTCCCACTAACGCGCTCGCTTTAGCGCTTAGCGTTGCTTTCATTATCCAGTCTTGTTGATTTTTGTTGAACTTGTTTTCAAGATCTAAGGCTTTCGCTCTTAAGTCGTTAAATCTTTTGTTTTGCCTGTGCGTTTCTTCGTTCATGATCTGTTGTTTTTTAGCAAAATCCATGCTTAATTCGGCTTGTTTTTTTTGCAAGTCAAACGCTTCGGCTTGTTTCTTATCGTTAGCTAAATCGCGCATTCTTTTATACTTCAGGGCTTCTTCTCTGATTTTAGCGTTATCAAAAAGGCTTCCTGCATTAGCGATCGTGTTAATAAAATTGCCCATGCTTTCACTTAACAGTGAATTAGCGTATCGTTGGTTATTCAACGCTTGGTTAAAGCTATCTAGTCCGCCTCTGCCCGCTGTGATGCTTTCAAAATAAGCCATTAGCTTGTCCTTTCTTTCAATTTGTTTGCTACCACGCTTATAGTGATGCTTTTAGCTAATCTTGTTTTATTGTTACTCGCTCTAAAAGTGATCGTGTGCTTTCCTACTTTATCGCTTTTGAACAAACACACGCTGCCGCTTGCGATTATTTCGTTAGCTTCATTATAAAAGCCTTCGTTAGCGTTAGATAAAGTGCTAAAGCCCCATAACTTAATCGGCGCGTCTTTCAACACTTCTAATTTATCGCTAAAAACCTGTATAGAATTAATCTCGCTTTGTTCGTTCAATTTGTCTAATTCCTTACTCAAATTATTCAAAATCGTTTTGAGTTCGTTAGTTTGTTCTTTTTCTTGCACGCTTACGCTCCCATTACCATTATTATTCACAGTGATTTGATTGTATTCACTGCCGATCTGAGCGATGATCTTAAACGCTGCTTCAAAATTACTCTCTGTGATCCCGTTAGCGGCGTTCGCTTGCACTTGTAACAAGCTTACAAATGCGTTCGCTCGGTTGATCATAGCGTTATCTTTTAGGCTTTTTAGCATTGATTGGCATTGAATAAGCTTGTTTAAGGTTTCGGCTTTGGCGTTTTGTAAATTCGCTTGCATGCTCAAAAAGTCTATTTGCATTTTGGCCCTCAATTGCTCGATCTGTAAGTCTTGCGCTTCTTCACTCAAAGCTAACTGCTCGCTTTGTAAAGCGGCTTGCATGCTCGTAGTGTTCAAGTCTTTGTTATTGAAATTTTGCTTTTGTAAAGCTTCTTTGAATAAAGAGAAATTCCGTATAAACCTCGCTGTATCCATTTTTTAAACCTTATCGACCACCTTAAATAAAAAGTTATTAACGCCTTTGTCTTTGACTAAATCAAAAAACTTTTTTACCGCTTCGTTGCTTTTATAAATCATTTCTTCATCGTGTTGCATCCCTAACAAAATACACCCTAAAGTATCATGCGCGCTATTTCCTACATGAATTAATATTTTTCGGTTTTTGAAATCCTTGTTATTCGGATCTATTAGTTGCAACACTTCATGGCGTTTGTTATCGCATTTTTTGTTTTGGTATTCTTTAGGCACCGTGCAACTCGTATCGCTCCATGCTAATTCGTAGTCTCTCGCTACGATCGGTTTATCTAAGTTCGGCGTATCCGTTGGCTCTCCGCTGTTTTCTAAAGAAAAGCAACTAAATAGAGCGTTTTGTTTTTCATAGTGTTCGATTATCGCTTTATCGCTTATACCTTGATCGTGAGTGCTTTCAAACACCCTAAAGCTCCCTAACATGCCTTTTTCTTTCTTGTCTTTTCTTGTGAGTGCCCTTAAATCGTGTTTTCTTTCCAATAGGACTAAATACATTAACTTCCTTTAGTTTCTTGGTATTTAATCAAATTTCAGGAGTGATTTTAAGGGGTATAATTAGTTTTTGTGCAAAACTTCAGATCGTTTTCTAGCGTTTCGGTATAAATCAATAACGCTCGTAAGTATTCTAACGCTTCTAAATGCTCGCTCGGTCGGCTTGGCATGAGAATATCGCATTTTATTGGCACTTTAACCTCTCTGTAAATTATTTTTTTAGCGCATGCAGTGAAGCTAACGCTAAGAACAAACGCTAAAAATAAAAGCTTCATTGAAAAATTTCATAAACTAACGCTTGAGAGTGCTTGTAAAACACCCAATCGTTATTATAATTATTCGGTAGGCTTTGCGTGGTTGCGTGTGAAAAACGCGCATTACTTAAAAAGGTTGTTTCAAACCCTTGCGTGTTAGAGGTATAATTCACATTCACCCATAAATCTTTATGTTTTCGTGCAAATACCGCTATTTTATAACTTTCTTCTTCGCTTGGCGTTTTGAAAACGCAATTAACCCTATAAGAGTCTACGATTTTTCCATTATCATTCAAATTAGTGGTTTTGTTTTGATAAAAGCTATTAGCGATCGGATAGACTTTATTATTAGCTTTCAAACATAACACCATTTCACCCATGCTTTCGCTATAAATCCCGTCCGTTCCTAATTCGTAAGGCATGCTAAATTGCACGATATAGCTTTTATCGGTTTGTAAATGAATACTAGAAAATTCAAACAATTCCCTAAATTCATCGGTATTGTTTTCATAATAAGCTTGCCTGCCATAAACATAACCCCCTAAAAATTTCAGGTTCACGCCTTGTATTCGTGGCGTGTTTAACAGGCTTTGAGTGGTAGCTTTCGACTTTTCTAATAATTCTAACGCTAGATTATCTTTAGCATTCGTGAGTTCAGCTACAAGATTATTTTTTAAGGAGCTTCCTGCTTGCGTTAGTTTTTCTTTTTCGCTATTTAGCATGCTTTGTAATTGCATATTCAACAAGGCTTCTAATTCTTGCTTTTTAGCTTCTAAACTATTCACTAAAGCGTTAATCTGTGCTTTTAGTTCTTGTTCGCTTGTTTCATAGCCTGCTAAGGCGTTTTTAATCGCCTGTATCTTTCCTACGATTTCTAAATCGTGTTCAGTGAAGTTTTTCAAAAGTTCCAATTGGTTCACAACCTTTGAAATTTGATAAATCCCCGCTAAACTGCTATAAACCTGTTCTTTAAAATCGCCATTATTTAAAGCGTTTTCTAAACCTTTCAAATCCATTTTATAACCTTTTTTTTAGACTATCTAACGCTAAAGCGCTCACGCTCTCCGCTCCTAAATACCCAACGCCTCCACTAATCGCTACGCATAAACTAATAGGCAAATTAAAAAAATAAACCGCTATCTCGTAACTAATCCAAGTTATGAGCATGCTCGATCCCACCCCTTGAACAATGTAAAACAATTTTTCGGTTTTGTTTTTGAACTCTTCGCTCCTAATGCTTCTCAAAACATATAAAACCCCCACAAATAAGCCGATCGTCGCAACTAAAAAATACGGAATGATTTTGGAGATTTCAAAACCTAAGACGATTAAGTGCTGTTGCATTATTTGATATTAATTTTCTTATCTTTGAAATGTTCTAATCTCATGCCTTCTAAATGCTCGTTCAGTAAAATCGCAATGCTTTCTAACACATTCAAATTATTTGTAATTTCGGCTTCTAATTTTTCGCTTTTGTTCATGTCGGCAATTATCAAAACCATTTCAAAAATTTCTAAAATACAAAACAAAAATATCGCTGCCGGGATTACTTTCAAAAACTTTTCATGCCACATGATCTAAACCTTAGTGAATGTCCGCATTGAGATAGCTTAACTCTAAATTTTCTAAAATTTCATCATCACTTAGAATTTTGATTTTAATTTTAATGATAAAATCCCTATAACCTCTATTTTTCACAAGTTCTAACGATTTTTTTTTAGCTTTTTTACACGCTAAACGCTTTTTTTTAATGCTTTCAACATTTCTAAAATGTTTAATGTAATTCATATTTTTCATTAAATGCTCTTCTTTTTCTCTTATTTAATCTTAATTGCGCGTTTTTTTTAAGGGTTATTTTTTCTATATTCTCCATGTCGGTTTGGCTTTAAATCTGGCGTTACAGCTTTCTTTACTTTCTCGTTTTATGGGTGCTTTCACGCTTTCATGCGTTATTGCGCTCGCTAAAGCGTCTATACAATCATCTTTTTTGAAAGGCTTGTCCGGGTTAAAGCTAAAAAGTTCTTTTTCTATCTGTTCGGTGTTGTTGCTAGAATGGCTAAACACTAAAAACCCGGTATTGTAAAAAGGCCTTAGCGCTTTGATTTTATCCACTTTAGAGATTCTCCTACTTGGCGTATAACAAATAATCTCATCGTTCAGTAATTCCTTGTTGTTTTGCTTGTTTTGCTCGTTGTGTCTAGCTAATGCGACTAAAAGCAAACGATACAAGATTAAACCTCCGCCATCGCTTTCTATAAAGGTTTTTGCGTCCTTGTATTTTTCTTTAGCCGCTAGAATGTGTTTAATGGTTTCTTCTTCGCTCCATATCCCAAAAAAACAATCTAAAACGATATACCTAACGCTTTCTTTGTAGTTTTCAACGCCAACGACCACGATTGCTCTATTATCAGCGTTGTGGCTCAAGCTTAAAGCGTTATCTACAAATATATAAGTATTCAACTCTGCTAATTCGTGCGTGAAAACTCTACTAAAATACTGCGGATCAAAATACCCACCCGCGCTAACGACTGGATCTTGTTGGTATTGCGCAAAAAATTCATCGTTGCCCATTTGCAACCTTAAAGATTCTAATTGTTCCTTATTGTGCTTATTTTCAAATAACGGCGTATCCTTTTCTCTTGTGTGTTCAAAATCCTTAATTTTGTAAATTTCTTGGTTTTGGTTCAAAGCTTTAAGCTGTATGATTTTCCATTTTTGGATCGTTTCAATATCAAACTCCCGCTCGCTTTGTAAAAAACCGCACAAATCATTACTCCCTAAGCGTTGCATCAAAATCGTTATATTAGAGTTAGTGTCTTGCAAGCGTGAGATAACGCTCTCTTTGAAATTTATATTAACGGTATTCACTTCTTTTTTAGAACTCATATCGCTCACTTTGATCGGATCATCAATGAGTATCTGATTCGCATGAAAACCGGTAAGCGCGCTTTTAAAAGTTGTTACAAACAAACCACCGCCTTGCCTTAAAACAAACCCTCTTGAAGTATTGTTTAGAAATTCTAACGGATAATCGTAAAAGATATTTTTGTAAAACACGCTCTGCATTAGCTCTCTAACTTGTTTACAGACTCTTTTACATAATTCATCGCTGTAAGAAATGTAAAAAATTTTTTTGGTCCTATCTTTCCCTAAACTCCACGCTATAAAGCATCTTGCGATAATTTCCGTTTTCCCGTAGCTTGGAGGCATGTTCAAAATCAAACGCCTGATTAATTCATCGCTTTGGCATGTGTTAGCCTGTGTGCATTCCAAAACCTTACACAAATATTCAATGTGCCAGTTGTCTAAAAACGGCTTATTTTCGTATCTTTCCCACTTCAAGCGCAAGAAGTGGTAAAAATCACGCCTCGCTAATTCTCTCAGCGCTAATTCTTTTAAAGCTCTTTGCTTATCCATTGAATAACGCTCCTACCGAAAAACAAAGCGCTACAATAAAGCTAATCCCTAACGCTAAAACTAAAACGCTAATCCCTAAAATTTCTAAAATTTTCATCATTTCAATAATCTAAATTCTGCGCGCTCGGGTATTTACGCCATGTCGTTTTATCGCTCGTTTTTAGTTTCTTGGTCGGCTTTGTATTAGTCCCGCCGTTGCTGTTAGCGTTGTGGTTAGCGTTTTGTTGTTGCATCTCGCTAATCGCTACGGCTTGGTTAATTTTTTCACTTTCGTTCGTGGTTTGCGATAGCGCTCCCTGTTCGGCGTATTTGTGCGCTTTAGCTTGTAATTCCATGATCTCAGCCTGTAATTTTTGGATTTGTAAGGCTTGGATCTGTTGGTTATAGGGTGCGTTCGCTTTGACGCTTTCTTGTTGCATAGCGTTAGCGTTTTGTATCGCTTCTAAAACATCGTTAGTGATTGGGCTATCCATGTCGTTTAGCATCAACGGCACTAAACTAGGCACTAGATCCGGTCTTATAGGCGCTAAAATCTTCAAAAGCTCATTCCAGTTATTCCATTTTTCATCCCGACTCTCCGTCTTTAACTGAGATTTTAAAATCAAATCAAATTTGAGCGGTCTTATTTTGTTTTCATCGCTAGAATTGATTTTGAAATACCGATCACCTACCTTCCTATCAACAATCTTGAAAACTTGTTCTTTAGTGAAATACTCGCAAATGAAGCTAACCGCCAATTTAAACAATAAGCGATCCATATCATCCGTAGCCTTCAAAAAGGTTTGCAAGCCCATTAAACCGCTTTCTTTCCTTTGAGCGATCGCTACACCACTCTGCCTATTAACGGCCATTCCTAAGCTTTCATCGTTCAGCCCAGCTAAAAGCCTTAACAATTGGCGTTTTTGCTCCGCTTTAGCGCTTAAAGCGCTCAAATCCGCTTGGTTGTTCATAAATTGGATCTTATGATCTTTTAAGGCGTTTGGGCGCACTTTGGCGATCGCATTGTCTAAGCTCATGGTTTCTACAAATTCCGCTACATCCACCACGGCGTCCTCTTCAAACATCGCCTTAAAGCTTCCCATCATGTTGCCCATGCGGTTTTCAGCGTAGTTAATGAAATCTTGCATAGGCTTAATATCTCTAAATAAGCCGTAGTAATGGTTCATTTCATCCGTGTATAGCTTGGCTACGATAAAAGGGCATGCGCCGTTCTTAAAAGGTTTTCTTTCGCTCTTATAAATCCCAACGCTTCTGTTCCATAAATACCTATTCCACTCATAGCTTTTAGTTTCTTCATTGTATTCTTTATACCAACTCTCAATCACGCTCGCTATTCTTTCGTGATTGATATTAGAATAATTGATTATCACGCTCTCATCAAACAATAATAAGGCTTCTTGCTCGCTAATTTCTAGCATCTTATGAAAACGCCTCGCGTCTAAAGCGTTCTTATCGGTAGAAAAATGATCTATTACAAAACTTTCAGGTTTTAAGGCTTTAATATTGATTTCTACATTTTTATCCTTATCTTCAGTTACCCACAATTGGATCACCCCTAAACCGCCAATTAAAAGGTTCTTATCTCTTTCAATCATGGCTTTATCGTAATTTTCGCTCTGTATGAATACCTGCAACAATGAATTCAGTAAATCGCTTAAGGCTCTGTCTTCTTCTTGTTTAGGGCTTAATCGTATCTCGCTAATGCTCTCTATTTTGTAACCTAAAATCTTATTCACAATCACTTTGAACATGTTTTCTACGATCGGCGTTTGGCCGCGCTCTAAGATAATGTTCAAAACATCTTGCGGGAGTTGGTTGCCGTTGTAGTATTTCTTGGCTTCTAAAAATTCTAAATTAGCGATTAAAGCCTTTTGATAGTCGTTAGAAAAATCGTTCTGCAGTGTGGTGAAATCCATAAAATACGCCTTATTTTTTAGCTAAAGATTAGCTAAACAAGCCCATTATTTTAAGGGTTAGTTTCTTAAAATCTTGTCATTATATCAGCGTTATTTTTAGCGATGTTGTCAATCGCTTCCCTGTTCTTTAAGCGCTCTTGTTCTCTGGCGTTATAGCGTTGTTTTTCTAATTCAAACTGTTCTTTAGCCATTCTTTGGCTTTCTTTAGCGCTCTTGTTTTGCTCGCTAAAATTCACCGCTCCTACAATCAAGTTCCCTAAACCGCCGATCGCTCCTCCTAGCATCCCTAAACCTCCATAACCTCCCACGCTCTCCATGAAGTTAGAAAATTTAGAAATTTTAGGCGTTGGCTTGTAATTATTCACAAAATCGCTATAACTCGTTTGAGAATAATTCAATAAGCCGAAGTTTTTCGGCATGCTCATTCTTTCTTGCGTTTGCGTTTGTGGCTTGAAGTAGTTCAAATCATTTAAAGGGCTATCAAAAAACATTGTTTTTATCCTTTCTAAATGCTAAAATATTTCAATACTCCACTTCAATCACGCTCGGTAAAAAGTATAACACTCTTAAGACGCCATTAATGTTGTTCCCATTAGCGTTTTTGACTTCCGCTACTACTACTTTATTACTCGTAGCCGTGTAGTCTTTAGCGCTCGTGGCGTTTTTGTTGCTTTGAATATTCTCTAAAGTCAAAAAATAATTTTTGTTAATTTCATCTTTAAAACCAACGCTAACAGTTCCAGCCGTAGGGTTACCCACCACTTCTAAAGTTACCTTAACGACTTCAGCGCCGCAAGGTAAAGCCACTAAATCATAAACGCCGTTTTTGAATTCAAATTCCGCTTTTGCTAGATAGCTAACGCTGTGAACTTTTTGTTTCATCTTTTTTTCCTTTCTTATTCCATATTAGAGACTAAACCGATCACGGCGTAATCTTGGTTATCGTAAGGCGTTACTACGCCGTCCGTGCTTTGATACCTTGCTTTAGATACCCCCAAAAGACAATCCACGCCAACTAAAGACTTCCTGCCTGCGTCCACGGTTTCATCAATATAAAACCTCGTTTCTTTAGAGCCTGCTAATAACACCGCGCTAGCGCCGATCAAACAACCGATCGAAATTTCTTTATTTTCTTTGATTTGTTTGATTTTCTCTTTGAGTTGCGTAGGCGTTACAATAGAATTAACATTCGCTTTATTGAGGTAGCGCGTGAAATCGCTTTCGCTTATGGTAGAGTTTGGCATGCCCACATTAAGCTTATTCCACACGCCCGCATCAATCACCGGGCAGTTGTCAATCACACCTAAAAGCCCGCTATAAAGCATGCCTTTATCTTCTCCTGCGAAGGCGTAAAGCTTTCTTAACTCCTTGAACTCGCTATCGGCTTTTAGCTGGTTGGCTTGGTAGCTGTCTAATAGGATAATGTAGCTTGTGTTTTGAATCATTACATTACCCACGCTTTGCATCGTCGCCCTAATAGGTTTAATGGGGAATGCTTTGGAATTATCGCTTTTTAAGCCGTTTCTAGCGTGAAAAATCGCTTTTCTGATGGTCGCTACATTCATCGTATTATTATAGAGGTAATTCGTAAAATCGTTAGTCAAGCTTGCAACGATCCTTTTATCCCTCTCTTCATTCATCCATGTAGTCAAGCTATCCACGCTTTCCTTAATGAAATCAATGCGTTCTAACTCGCTGTAAGCTTTGATTTTAGACCTTAAGGAATTACCAAAAGCGTCCGGATAGATCGTTTGGCTTAAGATTTCTAAATTATCGTAATTCGCTTCAAAATCCGTGTTACCGCTTACACCGCTACCAGTTAGCTGAGCTTTAATTCTTGGGCGGAAGGGTTGCTGACTAGCCACGCTAAAAAGCCTAACGCCTCGATCCGCTCCTGTGCCTGTGATGCTAAAAAACGGGCTTTTGATCCAACTCGCGTTTTGGATCTCCCTACCGACTTCTACCCCTAAATTAGGGTTATTGGAAATGTTGGTGAAATTGATGTTGTTAAGCTTTTCTAACATTCTTTTACTCCTTAATACCTTGTCATGATGTTTTCATTGTTAGCGTATCCTACACCACTAACGCCGTTACCTAACGCTTCTTTAGGTAATTTGTTTTCTTCTTCGCTTTTAGGCTCTTCTTCTTTAGCATTCACAGCGTTGAAGTAGTCTAAAACCGCTTCAAAAAACGCCACGCCTTCTAATTTGTCAATCTGCGTTTTAATGCGGTTGGGGATTTCTTCGTTATAGAATTCTAAAAGCTCATTTATATCAACTTCAGGGTGTTTTTTCAAAAACGCCTGCTTGTCTTTTTCAATTTCTTCAGCGTCCTTATCTCTTTGGATTTCATCGCTCAAATCCATCGCTTTACTCACTTTATCCGTTAGCTTCTCTCTCAAGTAGTTGTTTTGCTCCGTGAAAACAAAACGATAAAACTCGGGCTTGTTGCTAAAAAACAAATCTTCCACTTTCTCGTTAGTCTTATCCACCATGTGCTTAATAAAATCTTGCTCTAAACTCGCTTCTGCTTGCGCGATTTCACGTTTTAAAGTTTCTAGCTCGATCTCTTTTTCTTTGATACCCATGCTTATCCTTTCTTATTAATTTTAAAACTTTAACTAAAAGTAAAAATGATTTTAAGGGTTAGGTTATAAAAATTTTTTATAACCCTATTTTTCATTTTTTCTTTTGGTTAATATTATTTCGCTATTAGAATTTTTCTGTCGTTTCTAATAGCTATTTCTTTTCTATTTTAGTTATAATGTTGTTAGAGCATTTGTAACTTTTAACCACCTCTTGATGGGATATAGTATCAAGAGGTATTCGTGAAGTGCCCAACCGCTAAAGACGATTGGGATTTCTGCTTTTGGTGGTTAAACCCTTACTACCTTACTAAAATGAATATTCTTTGAATACATCAAGCTTAAATAGTTCGTTAGGTTATCTTTCGCTAATTTCAATAATTGCTTATAGTTCGCTAAAACGCTAAAATTGGTTTCATTGTTAGGGATTTCTAAAAGGTTACACAAAACGCTATACACTAAAACATCAAGGCATATTTTAGGCAGTTTGATAATATCTAACACATTACTAACCTCTTCATAAGTGTAATACACCACTTCAAGCTCTCCGCTTCTAAACGGCGTTACGCTCAGCTTATCGCTCAAAATCAATAATTCACATTCTCCAGCATCTTTCTCTATCGTGTTACGGCTTTCTATTTCTTTCTTATCTAATTTAACGCTCTCTATCCCTAAAAGGTTATTAATCGTCAAAAAGCGTTCTTCTTCAGTTAATAAGGATCTTGTGATCGTTTTGTTTATCTTAAATTCTAAAGAAATTTTTAAAAGCGCTTGGTTAATGTTTCCCACTAGCACGCTGTCTAAGATTTCATAATTTCCTACTTCGTTGTCGTTTAGGCGTTCTCGCACTTTCGCTACCACTTCGCTAACTTCTATCATTTCAAAATCCTTTCTATCAATTGCTTTTCTTTCTCTAAAAAAAACCTAGGCTTAAGATAGATAAAACCTTTTTCTATGTTTTTGTTATAGACTTCTAAAAAATCCGTTAATAAGGCCTTTTGTTGTGTGTTTTGTGGCTCTTTAGCGTTCAATAGGTAGTTTTCTATGGTTTCAATTGAAAGAGCGTTAAAATTGAGATTTTTAGGATAATCCTTATAATCCAAATCGCCCACGCCTTCACACACTCCAAAACTAACGCCGTTAAACTTGAAAAAGTTTTTTTGCGTGAAAGGTAGTTTAACTTTCTCATTAGCTTGTATTTCTTGCGTGTGTATCAAAACGCCCCTATAATCAAACGCTTCTAAACTCCCGCTCGCATCAAAAACTACAACTCGCATCATTTCAAGCCTTTCACTTTAGCAAACAAGCGCACGGCGTAATAAATCAAAACCGCTTTAAACACCGAAAACGCTTTCACTTCTAGCATGCTTTCTAAAAACAGATCGTCGCATTCCTTTCTCGTGTTAATAAAAAAATCCGTAGGTCTAGGCACTACACCATTCAAAACATCGCACATGTAATCATGCAAAATCGCGCATTTCAAAGCGCTCCCGTATCTTGGGATCACAAAACTAAAACCCATGTTCGTAAAGCCATCGCTAGAAAAACCGCTCGGCACGATTAGCTTTTTAGAATGATCTTGCTTCAAATAGTATTCAAAGCCTTCAACAAGCCTTAACCTCTTGCCATCGTTGCTAAACTCAGCCACGATCGGATCGCTAAACTTCCTCATGTTGAGTATTCTTTGATTACAAATTTTTCTAACGCTTCAAGGCTTGTAATAGCGTTCAGGCGTTCTTTCTCTCTGCCATAGAAAATAATCAGTTTTTGTTTGAAGTTTAGAGCTTCTTGCGATAGTTTCAAGATCTGCACTTTAGTGTGTTTTTTATAAGTCTTATCCCCTACAACGCCATCGCTACTAACTTCAGCGCACCTAAAAACCGAATCAATGTTCGCAACAACTAGCGCTTGCAAGTTCGCTTGATCTTCTAAAGTCAAATCATAAGCGTGCAAATTCCCTAAAACGCTGCTTCTAAAGTCTTTAGTGATTTTTTCTTTACAAATAGCGTTAATTTTGGCTTCTAGTTCTTGTTTTTTTGTTTTCAGCGTGATTTCTTTGAGTTTTTCTAAAACCTGTTCTTTAGTCGGCGTTTTGTTGTTTTCGCTAATGATGTTAAGGTGGATAGCGTTACCCACCACTTCAAAACTCCCACTAAATCCTAAATCATCAAAAACACCCGGTAAGTAGTCTTTGTATTGGCATGCGTTTTCTAAAATCATTTTTTAACTCCTTGTGTTGTTGTTGGTGCCGTTCAAGTTTTGCACAAATGTTTCAGTATTAGAAAAATCAGATCCATTGGATAGCTTGCTTATTATCGTATCATTAGGGATTTCTTTGATGCTTGTAATGATCGCTTCATTGAAATAATTGATATTCCCGTAAAAATAGCCATGATACAAGCTCAAAATACCGCTCGCGTTTTCCACTAAAAGTTTTTTATAATAAATTTGCGATACATATTTATGCGTGATCTTTTTAATGCTTTCTTTCAAAAAGCCTTCGTTCGTTTTCAGTCCAAAAACTGGATCTTTTTCTACAATTTTCGCGCTTACAAATTGAAAAAATACTTCTATTTCGTATTTCTTACTTTTCTCTAGCGTGTAATCGCTCAAGTCTTTGATTTTTTGCTCCCATCCACCCATGATATAGATCACATTCCTAATATAATAAGCGCCCACAAACAAGCCGCTAAACTTCGGCTTTAGTGTTTCTAAAAGTTCGTTAAATGCGGTCTTTTTCGCTTCGTTAATCTCGCTTGTAGCTTGTTGCTTTTCTTGCGTGATGTTGTTTAAAACTTCTTGTTTATTGGCGTTTATTTGCGTGGTAGCGTTTTCTTTCGCTTCGTTAATGTTAGTTATCGCTTGCGTTTTCGCTTGTGTTAGCGCTTCAAGGCTTGCGGTTTTATCAGCGTTTATTTGAGTGGTAGCGCTATCTTTGGCTTGGTTTAAAAAGATTTGATAGCTCGTTAAAAGCCTTGTAGCGGTTTCTATAATTTGATTTTCTAGCTTCTTCACTTCGCTTTTGATGTTTTCAGTGTTAGCGTTTAAGGTGTTGGTTACTTCTTGCTCGTTCGCATGCATGCTCGTATTAAATTCGCTAAAAAAGCTCTCGTATTCTTTCATTTTACTTTTCAAGCTCTCGCCGGCGTTATTCAGCCATTCAATGGAGTTTCTTAAACTGCTGTCGATCTCGTTGGCGTTTTTGAAAAAATCCAAACTCAAAAGCACCTCTAAAATCCTAACGATACCTTTAAGGCTTAATTCCACTTGCTCGGTAAAAAGCGCGTTACTTTTTAAAGCGTTCTGTAATTGCTTTATAAGCTCGTTAGTGATTTCTTTTACCTGTGGTTGCTCATCGATCTCTAAAGCGCTGTTAGGGAGATTAGGGTAATTCATTGTATTCTTACTCCTTGACTTATTGAAGTTTTTGTTTTATCATTTAAACATGCATTAGCTTTATCAAATATGTCTAGCGCTCAGCTCATAACTGATGTTCAATTGCTATTCTGAGATTTTGCTAATGTTTTTTTATATATTAAACTATCCTTATAATTTCCTCTTGCCTTATACATTGTTTTTAACATTAGTTCATTCTTAGCGTTTGATACTTGCTCCACCACTACAAAAAATCCATCTATTTGATTAAAACTCGCTACTACCGGTCTGTTTTGATTATCTTTTAGTTTTAAGGTTTCATTAGCTTGTTTGGATAATTCTCTATAGTTGGCTATGTCTTCGAACGATAAGTTTTTGTGTTCTTTTAGTATATGGTTAATCGCTTGATAGTCAATGACCGCTCTTGCATCATCTGGATATTTCAATTTCAAATCTTTAGCAAAACTTGGCTCTATCTTTTCAACAGCTATTCGTTTATGATTTTTTTGAATGTATTCAACCGCTTCTGCGTTTAAATTTTGCATTCCTAAAATAGGCATACTGCTTCCAGTTCGTGGGCTTTCATCAATGAGTTTTTTGATTTCATCAAAATTAAGTTTTTTGAGCGCTTCAGCTTTTATCCCCTTCTCGCTCTCTTTTTGCATATCCTTAACGGCTTCTATCAAGCGCTTTAAGGTAGGGTTATTTTCGTTTGGCTCTCTATTGGCCATTAAAAGGTAATGCGTGAAGTCGTAAATATCAATGTCCTTAAATTCCTTACTATCAGGGTTAAACATGTCTTTAGTAACATCTGCGATTTTGAAATCTTTCAAACCTTTTTTAATGTTATCGCTCTTTAAGGCTTCAAATAACGCCTTAGAAGGATCATCAAACCTCGCAAACCTGGCGATCGCGCTTCCTAAAATCTCGCTAATATCGCTCGTGCTTTGATCGCTCTTTTCAAACATGTCTAAAGAACTCGTTTTATAGAATTTTTCGCTCAAATCTTTCAGGCTCTCGCTTGTGGTTTGGTAATTCTTTAAATTAGCAAAACTGCGATCCATAATATCGCTTAAATAAGCGTTCAGGCTCACCTTAGGGAAATCCATATCATGGATTAAATTGTGAAAACTGCCCGCATTATCTACAAACATTTTTTTTACTTTTTCATAGCTTTTAATGTCGTTTGAAAACTCTTTCTGCCAGCGGTTGAGTAATTCTATCCCTTGCGTCTTGGTTCTTGGCATGTTGAACATTAAAAGCGCTAAATTACTATCGCCTACATTAGGGTGAGTCGCCTTATCAAAATTAAGGTTTTTAGCAACGATATTTTTTAATGAGTAAATGCTATCAGCGTCTAATTTTTTGTCTAATTCTTTTAACTTCGCTTCATAGTGGCTTAAAACCGCTATCGCATGATCGCTTTCGCTGTTAAAGCGTCCTTGATTGCTTGAAGCCGCTAAATTGTTGATCTCGGTATTGTTTAGGCGCTTGTTAGGTATTCGAACTAACAACTCATCCGGTTTTAAGTCTATGTGGTAGTATTCCTTGATCGCTTTCTCGTAAATATAACGGCTTTTAGGCGTGAAGTTTAGCATGCCTTGGATGCGGTGGTTGCCTGCGATCACTTGCCCATCATGTAGAATGATCGGTAAATCTTCAAACCCTCCGCTCCCAAATATCTTCTTAGGGTCAAAATTCTCAGCAATGCTTTTAATCTGCTCTTCGTTCATGTCCGTGCGTTTTTGCGTCCCGCCTGTGGTGAAGCTTGGTTTTAAGTCTTTGGCTTTCACGATCGCATAATCTAGATCGTAAATCTCTCTTTCGTTCAATCTCACTCGGCTTTTAGGGATTTGTGTTAGCGCTTGTGCGGGTATATCTTCTCCTACTTCTATTTTAGTCTGGCTTTCAATATTGCCCGCATTGCCTCGCTCGTGTTCTAATTTCTTTCTTAAGGCAACTTTGCGCTTTAATTCTTGCTCTTTGGCTTTTAAAAATTCTTGTTCGCTTTGCTCTTGCTCTCTTTGTAATTTAGCAAGCTTTTCAGCGTTGGCTTGTTCTAGTGGGCTTAAATTTTTAGCGTTTGGTGTGGTTTCGTTTAAATTTTCGCTTGTTTTTAATAAATTCTCTTGATCTGCTAGCGGTTTTTGGGTAGGATTAGGCTCATAGGGATGGTTTCCAGAGTGTAGACTGGCATCCCTAAAATCTTTAAAATTCCTATCGCTATAAAAATCAAAAATCTTATTTCCATCGTTTAAATCATCTACAACTAACCTAAGCTTAACGCCGTTATTCTCCCATTCATAGCCATATCTAAACCCATTTTTAAGCCTTTCAAAACTCTCTAATAACACGCTTCCGTTTTTGATAACTTCGCTCATGTTGATTAGCTCGTCGTTAGTTAGTCCGCCTGTGTTCTCTTCTCCGTTCTGCTTTCTTAGTATTTTTCTAGCTCCTGCATTCCTTGATCCTTGCTCCAAAATGTAGAGATCGTTTAAATCTATGCCTTTGATTTCTGCTTGATCTAACTCTCCCTTAAAAACCTTTAAAACTTGTTGCTGTTCTTTAGATAGCGTGCTTTCATCAATCTTTTGTAATTCTTGTAAGGCTTTTTCGTATTTGCTCGCTTGCTCTTTGATTTCTTCGCTCGCTTGTTTAACGCCATTATTAAGCTCTTCAATGATTTTAAGCGTGTTGTTGCTAAATTTAGCGTTTTTGGCGCTGAGTTCTAAATTCTTTGTGAAGTCGCTTATCGTGTGGCTTCTTTCTAGCGCTCTTTGAATGTGGTATTTTAACGCTGCGCCTCCGCTTAGTTCGTCTAACTTCTTGAATACATAAGTAGTCGGTATGTTTCTTACAATGTTGCTCACTAATCTTTGCGTGACTTTCTGGTTTAAAGCGCCTTCTAGGCTTGTCGCAAGAGGGCTTTTTATGTCTTTTGTAGTCGTGTAGTTGATTTTGGACGCTATCGTGGCGTCGTTTCTAAAGAGATTATCAAAACCTTTAGCTATATCTATATACTGCTTAGCTTTTGGTGTGGTAAAAACATCATCTTTAAACTCGTTTATCTTATTGAAAAAATGCGTGCTGTCAAACACTTTAAGATTTTCGCCTTGCTTGGTGGATTTCTCCATTAAAGCATTAAGCATGCTCAATTCAAGTTTTTCCCTATCTTGTTCACTCAAGCCTTTCGTCAAAACCGCATAATTGCTTAAATCTTTCTCGCCTTGAGCTTGTATCACTTGCATAAGGTTTTCAATAGATTTTTCTTTGGTGATCTCTCTATCTCTTATCTTGGCGCTATCCACTAACTCTAAGGTTTGTTTCATGTTTTTATAATCGCTGATAGCGGTCTTATTCAAATCGCTTAGTTTTTCATAAGCTTCTGTGTTTTGTTTCAAGATGTTTTCAATGCCTTTATCAATATCTTCTTTCAAAAAATTAGCGCTCGCTTTTCTGATATAGCCTAAAGTGCTCGGATCTTTAACGTTTCTTTCATAGGCGTTAATCATTTGCCTAGCGTTTCTTAATTGCTCATAAGTAACGCCGTTTGGGTTATAAATATTTTTTTCAACTTGGTTTAAGAAGCTGTTGGCTGTTGGATCGAATTTCCCTTGCTCTCTTAACCCTTTCACAAAGGTTTCAAACGCCGTTATATCTTGTATGCTTTCTCTCAGATTGGTTTTATAGCTGTTATCATAAAGTTTGCCTATCACACCGTCAAGCGCTTTTTCATAGCTTTCTTTAGTGCCTTGTTCTAAATTATCAAAAATGCTTTTAACTTCATAATTTTTCAAATCAAATTGCCTTAAAGAATTTTGTAAATTTTCAGTCGTCTTATTCAAAATCTTTTTCAAATTAGCGTTAGCGATGGGGCTTGAGTTAGCCGCTTCGCTTAAAAAAGCGATCGTATTTCCTGTTTCATCGCTTCTTATCGCTTGGATAAAGGCTTCTTGTTTTTTAGCTTGGCTTTGTAATAAAAAAGCATCTCTTAAAGCGTCGTAACCTTTCACAATGTTGCTATCTTCGCCTACTTTTTTAACCAGCGCCTCTCGGTATTTGCTTTCGTCTGCTTTAGTGAGTTTCAACCCGCCACCAAATTGCTCGGCTAATTCTTTAATTGCTTGGCGCTCGTTTTCGCTTATAGTTTGGTTTAATATCCTTTCAGCGCCTTTGGCGTTGCCTGTTACTATGTGCTTGCCTAAGGCGTATAAACCGCCAGTAGAAGAGTTAGCGCCTATGTTGAAAATGTTTCTCGGGTTAGCAACTTTTTTGATAAGCCTCCCGGCTCCTAAAACCAGAGTATCCGTCACCAAACTTAAAGCCCCCTCACTTAACGCATGCCTAATGATTTCATCGGCTTTATTTTCTCTGTCTAGTGCTAGATTAGTAATTATCGCATCGGTTGCGGCTCCTGTGATCGCTCCTAAGGCTGATCCTGCAATAGCGCCGCCTACTAAACCTAAAGCGCCTAAATTCTTTCCTGCTTTAGCGCCTCTAAACGCTCCTAATAAAGATCCGGCTAATGAAAACTTATTAGCGTTCAAAGAATTCAGAAAATTATCAAAAAAGCGGTCGTTTATCTTATAAAATTTATCACCCTTCCTTACAAATGGCTCATGCTCTTGGTTGTAAACTACATCATCAAAACCATTATTTTTGACAATTTTTTTAAACTCGTTTTGATACTTCTCTCTTAACTCCTTATCTTCACTGGCAAAAAGGCTAAAAGCGTCCTTATCTTTTCGTAAGTTGTTGAACAAATTCCATGATTTTTGCAAGTCTTTGGTTATGTATTTGGCTTTTTCTCGCTCCTTAAAATCTTTTAGCCTGTCTAAATCGGTCTTATCTTTGTAGCTGTCTATAAGGTTATTCACAACGCCGTTACTCTCTTTGATTAGTTCCTTGTCGCTCTCTGTGAGTTCTTGGCTCGTTTTGTTTAATATCGATTTTCGTTGTAAGTCTTTTTGATAGTCTTCCTTAGCGATCTCGTTCTTGGTTTTAAGCGGGTGTAAAATACTCGTTTCGGCTTTGTTGTAGTATTCGTCTTTAAGCGCGTTAGGCAAATCTTTAAACTCTAATTTGTTGTCTAAAGCTTGCGTTTTAAGGTCAATTAGCTGTTTTTCTCGCTCTTTGGCGTTGTCGGTTTGAATGCCTATAAACTCGCCTAACTTGTCTAATAGTCCTAATTCTTTTAATTCTTTAGCCTTTGAGTTTAATAACTCGTGGATTTCTTTTTTTTTAATTTCAAAATCTTTCAACGGCATGGTTTTTGTTCGCATAAACAGAGGTTCATTGTTGTTTAGTGGCGTGGATTTTACAATCTCTCGTTGCGCTAAATCTTGCATAAAAAGCCTTGGAATCTTTCTTATTACCTATTTAATAATGTGGTGTGGAATGCCTTGCCCTGCTCCTTGTCCTGTCGTGCCATCATTTATCGGGCTTAAAGGTTCAAATCGTGGTATATAGGGAGCGCTTTGGCCTCCTGGATAAGGTGCGGTTATGTCAAAATAAAAAGCCATCAAAATCCTTTCTTGCGTTCTCTTACCCGGTCAAAACGGGTTCTGTAACTCCTTAATCTTATGATTCAACGCTTCTATAAGCATATAATCTTTTTTTTCTATAGCGTGTTTTAGGCTATTTTTTAAGCCTTTAATTTTGAGCTCGCTTAAACAATGTGAATAATCATGCTCTTTGATAATTTCGTATTTTTTCAAAAATTCTAAACCCCTAAAATCGTTCACAACGATTTTCTTGAAAATATCTTTGAATTCCACATCTTCCGGGCTTAAATACCTCCTTGCAATGTATCTAAACTCTTCGCTTTCAAGCATTGTCGCATAAATCCTCGCTTCTAAAAGGGATAACACGAGCTTTTTTATTTTCTCCATTTGGGCGTCTTCGCTAGGCAAAAAGCTCCTTAAAATCTTTAAAAGATCGCCCTTAATAAAGGGGTTTAAATCTTTGATCGCTCTCAAAATCCTCGTATAGTTAAAATCCTTTGTTTTGTTGTCTAATTCTGATCGCAACAAATAAGCGCAGTAGAATTTAAAGCCGTTAATTTTAACTAGGTTGGGGCGTTTATTCCTTTCTAAATAATCCCCCATGTCTTTAAAATCTTTGTCTTTAATTTTTATAACACTTAAGTTGGTGGTATGGTTCAATAAACATAGTTCGATCGCTCTAATACTGGCTTCTAATCCTGCTAAATCGTTGTCTAAACAAAAACATAGCTCCGCATTCAAATGATTCAAAATCTTCACATGTTCTTTAGTGAATGCCGTTCCTATGCAACAAACCGAATTATTATAATCAAAATTTTCAAAACTCATCACATCAAAAAAACCCTCGCACAGAATGACTTGCTTTTTTTGCGTTACGCTAAAGCGCGCTCGGTCTAAATTGTAAAGTATGAAAGATTTTTTAAAAATTTTTGTGTCTCTGCCGTTAATGTATTTAGCTCCATTCCTGGGATTTTTGATCGTGCAAGTTCTAGCGCTAAAACTCACAATATCCCCCTTACTGTCTTTCAAAGGAAAAGTGATCCTGTAATTGCAAAAGATTTTAAGATCTCTTTCTTGGTTTGCATCACTAAAAAGCCCGCTCGCTATCAAATCACAAGGGGTAAAACGCTTTTTTAATTCGTCTTTCTCTTCATTAGTGCAAAAACCTAAACCGTAATCTTTAATCTTTTTTAGTGTGACGCCTCTCCTATTCAAATACTCTAAAACAACAGGCTCTTTTGAAATCCTTTCTTTGAAAAGGTTGTTAGCAAACGCTAAAATTTCTTTTAGCCTTTCTTTTTCTTGTTTCTCTTCGTTGTTGTCGTATTCTATCGGGTAGTTATACATGGAGGCTATTTCTTGAATCGCTTCGGTAAAACTGATTTTCTTAAATTCTTGCAAGAATTTAAACGCATCACCGCTAACGCCACACCCAAAGCATTTAAAAATATTCTTTTCTTTGCTGATGAAAAAAGAGGCGCTTCTTTCATCATGAAACGGGCAACACGCTTTCAAATTCGCTCCGCATTTGTATAAGTCTAGGTATTTTTCTACAACATCAACAACGCTAACGATATTTTTTAGGCCTTCAAAGTTAGTAACCATTGTAGATCCTTTCACTCGCTAAAGTCGTTTATATCATAGCCGCTAAAGTCGCTTGCTTTTAGCTCTTTGTAATTTGTGCTGATTTCAAACAACCGGTAATCATTAATTCTAAAAAATTGAATGCCTTGTAATCCTGTTTGTTTGTTTTTCAAAATCAAAACCTTGCGGTGTTTGATTCTCTCGTTGTAGTCCTTAATGTGTTTTAGTTCTCCGCTCTTGATCTTTTCAATCCTAATCATTACATGCGCTTCATGAGCGCCCTTACGGCTCCCTGTTGGAGCGTAGCTGTCGTTTTTGCTGTTTTGAATAATCAAAATAATAATAACTTGCAAGCGCTTGGCTAAGTCGGCTAAAGTAGTGAATTTTATCGTCTCTACTTCTTCAATCGTTCTTCCTACGATGGGAGCTTGTATTTTCATCTGACTATCAATAATAAAAAGCTTATGCCCTTCCTTAGCTAAGCCTCTAATCTGTGAGACTAGTTCATTGATTTCGCAACTGAGATCGTCAATGAAATAATTTTCTTTATTGATTTTGAAATCTTTAGAGTTCAAGGTTTCTATATGTTTTCTCACGCTAAATTCAAAACCAAAATAAGTGACTTTGTGTTTTTGTTGGGCGTTGGTGATGTATTGGATACCTAAAAGCGTTTTACCGGATTCGGGATCGCCGCTGAGTAAAATCAACTGGCCCACTTCAAAACCGCCATCGCTAATGTTGTCTAAAAAGTCAATTCCTGTGTGTATTTTTTCTATTTTGGGTTTTGATTCAAAAAACTTTTCCCACTCCCAATAATACTTTCCGTTTCGGTTAGATCCTAATTTGATATACTTCCCTAAAAAATCAAAATCAAAAATCTCGCTCTTTCGTGTGGCTTTTATCAACTCGTTCGCTAAATGCTCCTGCATCTTCAAACTCAAATAACTTTTGAAATCGCTTTTCAAGTCTAAATAGTTCGGATAGCTATCCGCTTGCAAAATGGCGCTAAATTCTTTACTTTCAAACGCTTCATCGCCTATTTTTAGCCTTATAGTTTCAAGCTGCACGACTTGTTTTTTGTTTTTCATCTCTAACAAAGCCTGAATGATTTTTTGATTGAAAATCGTAAAGCTTGAAATGTGTATATCTTCTAAAAAATCCTCCAAATCGTTCGGATAGTTTATGAAACTATTCATTATCAAATTTTCCATGCCGTTTCCTTATTGTTTATTTCTGTTGTTCTTTTCTTCTAAAACTCTTATAGCGATCTCAAAATCTTTTATTTGCAAGTTCAAAAATAGGTTTTCTTCTTGAAATTTCCTAATACCCTCTAAAATAGCTAAACGGACTATTCTTGCAAATGTATAACGCTTTTTTCTTTGCATCCTTTTTAGATTTTTGTAGTTGCTTTCTCTTAGCTTCAACTTTTTTCTCGTAGTTCTTAAGTGTTCGTCTATAAACTCGCTGAGATTTAAACCATGCTCTCTCATCTTTATTTCCTTTTTCTTTTTCTAAAAAATAAATAATCATTCTTTCAACGATCACGCTTCTGCTCATTCCCTCTTGCTCTTTGATAAGTTGCAAAATTTCTAACAACACATTTTCAAAAAGAATGCATTCGGTCTCCACTTTAGGCTTAAAGTTCTTTTTCTTGTGTTTATAGTGACATGGTCTCATCGCTTTATCCTCTTTGCCTACCAAATGCAATATCCGTTATATTTGGGATTTGGCTTATAATCATTATCAAAATGTCCCATGACTTCGTCGTCTTTGGCTTCGCTTTTGTAGCTTGGCTTTTCAAAATGCATGACCTCATAGATTTCGTTATAGTTTCGGCGAATGGATTGATTAATACAAGCCACTAAATCGCATCCTTGCGCTTTTAAGGCTTCGGCTTGGTGTAATAACGCTTTTTTAGTGCTATAGCTTAATTTGTGCTTCTCGCTGCGATAATTCAAAAATTCTTCAAACGCTGACCTTTCGGCTTGGCTTAGATGTTTGGTGTCTAAATTCCCTAAAATAGAGCTAAAAAACGCGCTAAAACGATTAAACAAACTAGGATTTTTAATTTTTGAACTTTTTAAATCTTGATCGTTCTTGGAAACTTGATTTTTTTCTGCAAATTCTTCAGTGAAAAAATTTTCATTCACGCCGCGTATATTTTCATGTTTATTTTGATCTTTTATTGAGGTAAACGAATTAAAATTTTTGCTTGTGGATTGAGCTTCGCTATCATGGGCGTTAGAGGCTTCTTTTTGCGGTTTTAACCTAAATAAAATGATTTTATTTAGGTTAGCTTCTTTTTTGGCTTGTTTTTCGCTTAGATTTTTTGGATAATTTTTTAAAAAAAATCGTAAAAATTTCCCAAATGTTCCATCGCTTTTGCGCTCCCTCTCAAATTCCAAATAACCTAACTCTTTCAACTCGTTCAAATATTTGTGAACGGTTGGCAAGCTACGATTGAAGCGTTTTGCTATGTCCTCTAAACATAGCTTAAAAGTGGTTGCGTGCTTTTTGATATAAGCGTAAATCGCTATCGCTATATCAGAGACTCGTTCATCGTCGCAAATATTGTTAGAAATTTGCGTATAGCCAAATTTCATGGGTTGTTTTAGTATGTAGTTCATTTTAGACTCCTTCCACTTTGAAGATTAGATAAAACGCTAAAAGAATAAGCGCGAGTGAAACGCTTAAAAATAACTTTGATTTCGCTTCTAAAATCGTTTTTTTTGGCTTTTTGAGCTGTTGAGCGTCAATTTCATAGGTGATCATTTTTGATCCTTTCAAAACTTCCATGTCAAACCGCCTTTTTTTGGAGTAAGATAGAATAGCCCGTTACGCGCTTATTCCTCACATTGCAAACGCTCTGTTTGATCGTGTGCGTTTTTTGGAGTCTTTCTAATTTTTGAATGAAATCAAAAAGACTCAAATCCGTATTATTTTCTTTGATGATCTTGTAAGTCAAATAGTGGAATAATCCCATGGTGTTCTCCTGGTTGTTGTTTTGGTTGTTCATAGTATCCCCTTAAGAAACGCCGCTCGTTCTTTCTCTTGCTGTGGTATGTAGTGGCTGTAAGCTTTGTAAGTGGTATTTAAATCCTTGTGCCCTAGCGTTTTACTAACCCACATGGCTTCTTCTCCCTGGCTTAACATTAAGCTTGCAAAAGTGTGCCGTGTGGTGTAAAGCTTTCTGTCTTTCAAGCTCAAGGATTCTAAAAGTTTTTTGAACATCAGTTGAAAACCTTGAGTCCTTTTAGGAATGTTAAGAAAAATCATTTTTTTATTAGTGGGTTCGCTTGCTTTTAGCTCTTTTAGGATTTTTTCCACTGGCTCTAATAGATCCACTTCTCTAATGCTTGTTTTATTTTTAGGGCTTGTGATAACACCTGAAAGGTTCAAGGATTTGTCAATGTTGATTTTTTTGTTTTCAAAATCGACATCGCTCCATAAAAGCGCTAATTGTTCGCCTGTTCTTAAGCCCGTAAAAAACGCTGTTGTTAAAAAAGCCCTCAGTCTTAAATCGGGCGCGCTCTGTAGAATCGCTTTGATTTCATTTAAGCTAAACGGATTGATTTTTTCACCCTCTTTAGCGTTTTTCATCGTGATTTTAAAGTATGGGTTTTTTTCTGTATATCCCTCTTGTTCGCAAAACTCTAAAAAACTTTTCAATAAAGCGTTAAGGCTTATCAAAGTGTTCTTCTTATATTTTTTATAAGCGTTATTGTGGTAATTGATAACGCTCTCTTTAGTGATTTTAGACACTTTGGAGCTCTCTTTAACGTTCATTAGCTTCAAAATCGTGGTGAATCTTAAGTGCATGAATCGTAAGCTTTCTGCCTTAAGCCCTATTTTTTGGTTAAAAAAGCTTTCTTTAGCTTGCGCTATGGTTGTGTTTTTAGTTTTTTTAGCCGCTCTTTGGCTTTCTTGCTTTGGCTCTTTATTAGGCTTCACCGCCCCTTTTAGCATTTTTAGAATTTTCTCTAAACTCAAGCTCTCTAAATACTCTAACGCTTTATCGTTTTCTAAATTCAGGCTTTTAGTAAGCTTGTTTAAACTCGTTCGGTGGCGCTTGCTGTTTTTAGTGTAGTTCAAATAGAGGGCGTCTCCTCTTAAATAGATGGTGTGATTACGCATTAACGCCCCCTTTGGCTTTCTTTAACGCCTGCTTGCAAGTTGTCTCTAATCGTGGCTATTTGACGATCGCTAAAGGCTCTTTTTGTAGGTTTTAAAGCGCCTTTTTTAGCGTGCGCTGTCGGCTTTGGCGTGCTTTGGCTTGTGATCTCGCTTGTGTTGTCGTTATCGCTTTTTGGCGCGCTGTTTTTTTGCGCCTGTATCGCTTGCGTGATTTCTTTAAGCTGGTTGAAGCTTGTATCTGTCTCATTTTTGTGTCTCAT